CCCCTAACCCCCTTTGGAGGCGCAAGGGAGAATACAGAAGAATTTATAGAGAATGGTTCAGAAGATAACGTTATTTACAAGGTCGAAAACGCCCGATCGGAGCGAAATACCTTGCAAAAACGCGGCACATATGCTATACTGTAATTGTGATTAGTGGTCATATGTGCCGCGTTTAACGTTCAGCGTTTGCAGACGCTGGGCGTTATTTTTTTGTCTGTTTTCATATTCCTACTACCTCCAGCAAGTCCGCTATATATGGATCGCGGCGGCGCCCCGGTGTAAGTGTCTTTACCGCCTCGCGGCATTCGTCCCGCAAGCATACACGTTCTTCAAGATCGAATGAAGAAGCGGGATCATATAAAGGGAAGTACGCTTCATAGCTTACAAGTTCCGCTTTCCGGCATTGCTGCCCGTGATACTTCCGCAACCTCAATAGCGACTTTTTAACAGCACCGCAAACATACGGTTCAAAACTTACGCTTGCGCTTATTCCTCTTGTGTAGGCTTCTTCCGCCACTATTACAAGTTCCGCGTAAGCCTCCGCTATAATATCTTCCATTTCGTACCATACATCTTTACAGCGAAGAGCGCCGGACATTTTAAGCGCGGTATATTTCACGGGTTCTAACGCCGTTAGAATAGCCGCGTCCCGCTCCGCTCTTGTCGCAAACAGCTTTACGCGCGGCTTGTACTTCGCTGCCGCTTCTGTGTAATGTTCAAAGAGCGTTTCCGGTGTAACCCCCAGCGCGTCCGCGATAAGCTGCGCGGTTGTGTCTGTAATACTTTTCATGTTCTCTCGGTACGGAACGCCGCCAGCCGCCCACATTTCATATTTTCCGATTGCACTTCTGCTAACGCCCGCCCTTTCCGCAAGCGTTCCTTGCGTCCAGCCGTGCCGCGCCCGCTCCTGTTCAATCGTATTCGGGTAACTCTGGAAGCGGAAATTGAATTTTTTACTTCTCATTTTCCGCCCTCCTGCAATTCGCAAGCGATATGCCTTTTGAATGCTTTTCCCTTGTATCCGTCAAGGTACGTTGCATAACAAGCCCGCGCAATTTCCATTTTGATTTCCGGTGCGAAGCCCTCTTTTTCAAAACACTTTGCAAGATCGCTATATTCCATTTTCGGGAAGTGTGCGCCCCTGTCGTCCTCGCCTAAATCAAAACAGTTTTCTTCCATTGCTTGAAACTTTGCGTTCAATTCGTCGTGCTCTTCATCACTTGCCGCTGCTACGCTGGTTTCGTAATCCTCATAAAGTGAAAGCGCCTTCTTTTGCTGCTTCATCTTGCCGCCGCCTTTCTTGTTCCCGCTATGTACTGCCCGAATTTTTCCGCAAAAACCGCCGCAATATCTGTGCAAGCTGTTTCCTCGCCTTTCGTCATTCCGCTTTTCGGGTTTACGTCCTGCGTCGATACGATACGGAATAGCTTTACATTCTCTGTATAGCTGCCGTCCGGTGCTCGCAAGCCCATAACGCCTACTTCTACAAGGGCTTCACCCTCTGCTAATAGTCGCGCCATGTTCATGCCTCCTTTCAAGCTGTTTGCGCTTCTGTAAAAATACCAACTTCTGAACTTTTGGAGTAAAAAAATATGTCCCGATTTCTGCCGTGCCGATTTCAAGAAATCCGCATATTTCGGCTATTTCTGTTGCGTTAAACGTGCCTTTATTGTTGATCTTTTGGCTAAATGTGCAAGGATTACGTGATATTACACTTGCAACCGCTTCTTGTGTGTAACCTTTTTCCTTGATCCGCCCCAGCAGTTTTGAAAAGTCGTATTCTTCTTTGATTTTCATTTGATCGCCTCCTTTTTGAAAAATACCAACTTTCTGAGCTTATTATATCTGATTGCTTTGCGCCTGTCAATAGTATTTTTTCAACTTTCCGAACTTTCTATTGAATTTTCTAAACTTTCGTGGTATTCTATATTTGGAAAGGAGGCGGCAGACATGAACAAAGTTGATACTTTCGCAAATAGATTGCGCGCTGCACTCAAAATGCGCAAAATGAAACAAGTTGAATTATGCGAAATTACAGGGCTGGGGAAGTCCTCTTTAAGTCAGTACCTTTCCGGCGAATATGAACCCCGCGTTAATAGAGTGGCAATAATTGCAAATGTGCTTGATGTTGATATTTACTGGCTTATGGGCTTTGATGTTCCTATGGATCGCGAAGCCCCCTTGCCTGCTCTTCATGGTACACAATTTGAAGGCATGAGCAGATCGCAAATGCAACTTTTCCTTTTGTCGCAATATCTTCAAAAAGTTGATGAAGCCCATCCGAATTTGTCTGATGAAGAAAAAAAGCAATATATTATGGGATTTTACAAATATGATGTTGTTGAAGTTATGCTTGATTATATTGCTCTGGACGATCGCGATAAAGCAACCGTATCGCGTATTATCAAGAGTTTCAACGAGATTAAAGAGGGGGAAGAATAATGCGGCAGGCATTAAACGCAGTCATATACGCCCGCTATTCTTCCCATAGCCAGCAGGAACAAAGCATAGAAGGACAGTTACGCGATTGTTATTCCTATGCAGAGCGGGAAGGGCTGCACGTTGTAGGGGAATATATCGACCGCGCAATCAGCGGAAAGACGGACGAACGCCCCGACTTTCAAAGAATGATCGCCGACGCAAGCAAAAAGCAGTTTCAACGGGTTATTGTCTGGAAGCTGGATCGCTTCGCCCGCAACCGCTACGACAGCGCGCATTATAAAGCGAAGTTAAAGAAATACGGCGTGAAGGTTGTTTCTGCTACGGAAAACATTTCCGACGAACCGGAAGGGATTATCCTTGAAGGGCTGCTCGAAAGTATGGCGGAATACTATTCCGCGAACCTTTCAAAGCACGTCCGGCGCGGTCAGCGGGAAAGCATTATCAACGGAACGTATTTAGGCGGCGTTCCTCCGATCGGCTACAAGGTGGAAAACAAACGGCTTGTAATCGACGAACGCACCGCGCCCACGATCCGCTATATGTTTGAACAGTACGCGAAAGGCATTCCAAAGCAGGAAATTATCGCGGAACTAAACGCGCGCGGCATTCGCAACAAAAAAGGAAAGCCGCTCACATTATCAAGTATGCAAGCGGCTTTACGGAATAAAAAATATATTGGTGTTTATCTCTATAACGGGCAGGAAGTCGCCGGAGGCTGTGAAGCGCTCATAGATGAAGCGACATTCTATAAAGTGCAAGAACGGTTAGACAAGGTAAAACACGCCCCCGCCGCTTCAAAAGCGAAGATAGATTATCTTTTGCAGGGAAAAGCCTTTTGCGGCTATTGCGGTACGCGCATGGTAGGGGAAAGCGGACGCGGCAAAATGGGAAACACGTATCATTATTACGCTTGCGGCAAGCGCAAGAAAGAACATACTTGCAATAAAAAGAACGAAAAGAAAGATTTTATTGAATGGTATGTAGTCGAACAAACGGTTGAATATGTTCTAACGCCGGATCGTATGGACTATATCGCCGAAGCGCTCATAGCGCAATATGAAAAAGACTTCGGCGGCAACCGTATAAAGGACTACGAAAAGCAATTAGAACGGATCAACGGGGAAATTAGTTCCCTTGTCGATACTCTCGCCGTTTGCCCTCCTGCTGCCCGCAAACCGATATTTGACAAAATGGAATTGCTGGACGTTCAGAAAACCGATCTTGAAATTGATATTGCAAAACTTCACGTAGCCGCCCGCGTTCAGCTTACCGAAGAACAGATAAAAGCGTGGTTAAAGACGTTTTGTAAAGGCGATCTCGACGATATGGAATTCAGAGAACGGATCATAGACGTTTTTATAAACTCCGTCTATCTGTACGACGATAAGACAGTTATTTATTACAACATCGAAGGCGGGAAGCAGGTTAGCTATATGGAAATGCTCGACAGCACCGAAGAACCGCCCTTCGCTGACGATCCGCAAGGCTCTTCCGGTGTTCGGATTTCAAACGACACGCCCCGCCATTTAATTTCAAATCCGAACGCGCCGCGTTACATCTTTGTAAACGGTCTGTTCGGTATCATCTGTAAAAGGTGATGAATAAAACCCGCTCACCCTTCAAGGGTAGGCGGGCTTTATTTTTTGCGTTCTGTTCCTTGTTGTATAGCTGCGTCAATCCCGAAAAGGCATATAGCCATATCGTTTACAATGTTGTTTCGCCAACGGGAAAGCGTTTTTATCTCTTTTCCGATCTCTGCGCTTAAATCTTCCCACGTTGCTTGCGGTGCGTCTACCTCCTTCGGCGTTCCGTCCGCGTTTTCATTGAAATAGTACATACGGACAACAATAAATTCTTTGCGCTCTCTGAATTGCTGTATCACCCGATCAAGGCGGCGGAAATCTTTTAGTGTTGTATCAAATTCCACTTCCTTTTCCTGCTCCAATTCGTCTATCACATCATCTTTACTTTTCCATTGTGAATTGAAGCTAAACCCGACAACGCTTTTGCTGCGTTCGCGCAATTCAACCTTTGTATAACCCGCTTTGTCCGATACAATGCGCTTTAATGCTGGATAGCTGTATAGCAGTTTCTCCATAATCTTAAAATAATTCCGTTCCGGCTCTTGCCGCTGCATAGCTGCCGCCGTCTGCTGCGCCGCTTGCGTAACCGCTACGGCGATTATATCAAGAACGCTTTGCGGTAATACTTCCATTCGCGCGCCTCCTATTCCTGCGGCTCGACTACCTCTATATTTTGATCTGCCGACAGCTTGCAATAAATATTTAGATCGTCCTTATAACCCTCGAAATTGTCAATACGGGTAATCTCGTAAAACTTCCCGCTAAATTCAATCAGCATTTCCGTTGTAACGTCGGCACGGTAGTTAATCGTAAATACGACTTCTTCCGCCACGTTTACCATTGCCGAAGCGTAAAACTCGCTTCCGGATAACTGCCGATAATATGCCCAAAGCCGCCCGCCGTGAAGCGGTCGCCATTCGTCAATACTAAATCCGTGATCGTCCGTACTGTGGAAATATTCTATAATGCGTATTTTCTTGTCTTTCAGCTTCATTCCGCCACCTCCTCCACCCGTTCAAGGTATTTCGCTCCGATCGGGATATGATAATATTTCGTTTCCTTTTCGTATATCTCCGCTTCTGCGGTAATGTTGTAAAATTCTTCTGCTTTTAACGCACGCTTCAAGCGGCGAATAAGCGCGATATAGTTTCCGCGCGAAAAAAGATCAATCCGGAACGTGTATTCTTCCGCCTCGTTTTCGTCGTCGTAAAAATCCCGCTCCGCCGATATAACAAGCTGATACGTTATAAATGCGTCTGCCTGCCCGCGATAGGTAAGCCGCGCAAACGGAACGCCAAGCGCCCCCAGCGCCTTTTTAATTGCCGCTTCCGCCGTCATTTTCTCCATCCCCTTTTAATATTACATCTCACAACGCTTCTATAAATTCGTTGTACCGTTCTGTCAACCCCACGTAAGCGTCAAGCAAACTTGCCGCGCCGTCTATGCGCTGCTTTGCCGCTTGATTTTTTACGGGTACTATATTCCCGTTGCGATCCTCTTTAACGCCTGTATTCGTCAAGCACCATTTCAAAATAGGATTGTTGTTATATATGATCCGCTTTGCCTGTAAATCTGCGCCCATTTGCTGCATTGGAAGGGAAAGCGTTTGCGCGCCCTGTCTGCAAGGGATCATCTTGAAGCCCTCCGCCGCCATTTCATCTACCCAATAGCGGGCGCTCCAAGCGTCATAATAAACCCAAGCCGGAATAATGCCGCATTGCGTCGCCATTTCAACAAACCACGCTGTAACGTCCCTGTAATTGATTGTATTTCCCTTGCAAGTACGCAATAGCCCCCGCTCCCGCCATTTGTCATACGGTATTTTTTCTTCTGTGCAGCGCTTTTCAAAGGTTTCTTCCGGTAACCAGTACATTTGCGTAACGTACCGCGTCCCCGTTTCCTTATCCAGCATTAGAAGCGTGGCGCAAGTAAGATCAAGCGTCTTTGATAAGTCCGCGCCGCCGATCGCGTATTGATCCTTGAAGCGGGCAATATCAAAGGTTTCTGCATTCTCTATATCTTCAAGAGTAAGCCAAGCCGTGCTTAACGTGTCCTTGACGTTAAAATCTTTTACCAGCAAGCCGCGAAGTTCTGCCGGATTGTTGCGCGCCCGCTCAATCTTTACTTGCAGATCGTCCAGCTTCTTAATTGTGCCTAAAGCCGGATTAGCCTTTTTCCACGCCTCCGGCTGCGTCCATTCCTCGCGGCTGTCTAATTCGTAGAGGATCGGCAAAAAGGTATCATCTTTGAAAACGCCGTCAACGATATTGCAAGCCGTCGCGTACATTTCATCAAAAATACATTCGCGCACCGTTCCCGCCGTCGTTATCATAATTAAGAGCGGTTGCCGCCGCGCGCTCTGCGATTGCTTCAAAACCTCGTACAAATTGCGATCCTTTACGCCGTGCAATTCGTCGATAATGACGCAATGCGCGTTTAGTCCGTCCATACTCCCGCTATCCTTGCTTAACGCCTCGAAGCGGGAAAAGGTATTTGCAAAGTATAGATCGCCCTTACGCTTTTTCAGCAGTTCCCGAAGCTGCGCGCTCTGCTTAACCATATTGTAAGCTTCTTCAAATATAAGCCGCGCTTGATCCCGCTTTGTCGCTGCGCTGTATATTTCCGCGCCCGCTTCAAGATCGGCGACAAGCATATATAACGCAATGCCCGCCAGCATGGTACTTTTACCATTCTTGCGGGCTACGTAAAACATAGCTTCCCTATACTGCCGTAAGCCTGTTTCTTTATCGACAAACCCAAACAGCGCGGATATAAAAGCCTTTTGGAATAGTTCAAGTATAACGGGCTTGCCCGCCCATTCGCCTTTTGAGTGCTTGCAGAAGCGTTCTATAAACTCAATCGGGCGAAGCGCCTTCTTTTCGTCGAATATATAACGCGCGTCCGCCTCCGGCTGCTCGATCCGCCGCGCAAGCTGCCCATAAACCTTTTTAACCCGACGCGATACAACGCATTTTCCGCCCTCGATCTCCTTCCAGTAATCAAGAATATAATTCACGCGCTATCCCTGCTTTGTGATGAAGTCCAGCACTTCATTTTTCTTTTTGTCGTCAACCTCCGGCGGCGGTAAGAGGTCTACAAGCTGCTTATAAAGCAAACTGTAACGCTGGATCGTGGTATTGTAGGATTTAAGCGCCGGACTTTCGCGGTCAAACTCCTGTACGCCCTGTTTGAAATGGTCTGTTGTGCCGTGTTCCCGTATATGCTCTTGCAGATCGTCCAGCACTCCCGCCATAAAAGTAATACGCTGTATCAGCTTTTCCGCAATGCTCTTGCGATCCTGCGGGACAAGTTTCAATATCTTTTTAAGTTCGCGCAAATCCTTTGATCTTGCCTTATCTTCTTTTACCGTCATAGCAAAACACCCCATTTCTATACCGCTATCCCGTTCTAACCCTCCCCTTATACGCGCGCCCTCGGAGAGGAAAAGAAAGGTTTCCTGCCGCCGGTGCTTTCCCTCCCTTTATGATTGCGAAGTAGGGGGGATTGCGCCGCATTGGATCGCCTTGTTGTATTTTTCAAACCATTCCGTCGCTAATTTTGCGTGCAGCACTTTGTTATTTGCTCTGCTCGGATCGTTCTTGATCCGCTCCAAGCACTCCGGCAACGTCGCTTTCATTAGCACAATCTCCGCCCGCAATTCATCTGCTACGGCTTGCATTTCCCGAACGTCTGCGATCGTTGTAATGACAAAGGCGCGTTCCCATTTTCCGCGCCGCTCCGCTACAATCTGATAGAGAAGTTCCCGCACCTCCAGCGCAACGGATAGAACGGGCTTTCGGTCAACGTGTATTGTTCCCGCTTCACCCGCTAACGCCGCGCATATGTAATCAAGATCAATTACAAGATCGCGGCTGCTCTTATGTTCTGTTACGTATGTTGTCTTGCCGCTTGCCGGACTGCCACACACGAGAAAAACATTTGATTGCTTGATAACGTTTCCTTCTTCATCAAACGCAATCCCGTTTAGCCTCGCCCCGCCGCTTCTCTGCTTCAAATCCTGCGAATGCTCTTTTGCGTGGCAATCAATACATACTGCTTTCAGATTATCCCAATTAAGTGTTATGTTTGGATCGTTCACGTTCCACGGCTTTATATAGGCGATATGGTGGACTACGGAAGCCGCCCCGCCACAATCTTCGCAAATATAATGCTTACTCTGTAAATAAGCCTCGCGCGTCTTGCGCCACGCTTGACTGTCGTAGAACGATCTTGCGTAGTCCTTCGCCATATCTTAACCCCTTTCCGCCTTAATTTGCAGCGTCTTTAACAGGCTGTCTATTGTGCGCTGTACCTTTTCAGCGTCCACCCGCTCGGCATTGTACCAAAGAATGAGCAGGAACTTTCCCGCCGTATCTGCCAGCGGTTCGTTTGCCTGTTGCGCTGCTGTTAGCCCCGTGCAAAGTTCGATATAGTCCGGAACGGCTGCAAGCAACCCCGTTATAATATCGTCGTTGTCTGTACCGTCCAGCCGTAAAACCTCGCGCGCCTGTTCAAGTGTAATCATTGCGCCCGCCCTCTTTAGGAAGCTGCGCGCGTCAGCTTAACAAATGCTTCTGTTACAATGGGCTTGCAATCAGCGATCGCCATTGCGCGGTAATCAATAAGCCCTTTCTTGAAGCTGCTTTCGCGGGAAGCCTCGATCGTGATACCTTCCGGCATATTGTAGCCCATATAGTTGAAGTTGCCGAAAATGACGGTTTCCGCCGGGATGTAATCATCAACCACAACGGGGAAGCCAAGAATTTTACCGATATTTTCAGACTTCGGATCAGCAATAAAAATTGGTCTGCCGTTTCCGTCCTCCATACCGTAAAACAGATTGTAAAGCGTCGCGTTATTCATAGCCCAGCAAGCGCCGTTAGAATAGCCGCGCTTCAAAGAGGCAACAACCTTTACAACGTCGGCATATTTCAGCCCGCCCGTTTTGCTAAAGGCGAAAGCGTTTTTATTGTCCTCCCAAGTAACGCCGGGCAGAACGCCCGTTCCCTGCGCGCTGCCGCTTCCGTTTACAAGCGCGTTTGCAATGCAAGCCATAACGCAATTTGTCAATTCCTCAACAAGATAGCTTTCAAAAGCCGCAATGCTCATTGTTTGTACTTTCACGCTGATAGAAAGAACGTTCATAATTTCGTAGCCGTCAAAAGTGATCGTAGCCACGGAAGGTGCAGCACTTTCAACCGTCGCGCCCTCATTGTGCCAGTTTGCAGCGCTCAAAGGCGTTCCCACGGGAATAGCAATCTTTGAAGGAACGTTGAAGCTACGGCACACGCTCATAATACCGCCCATTTCGCGCGCCTTGCTGATAACCTCGTTAAGCGTCTGCGTGGGAAGAACTGCCGCCGCGTTTGCGGAAGTTGCGAAAGCGTCCGCGCGCTGCTCGTTCATAGCGCGATTAAAAGCCGCTTCTTCAAAGCTGTTCAGCTTGCGCCCCAGCAACGTTTTCATAAAAGCGCTTCTATATTCGGCGCTGTTGAGTACGTCGCCTTCGGTTGCGTCATAGCTTGCGCGGCGCTCAAACGCCATACCCGCTCCGGCAATAGGATTGAAGCCGCCGCCCTGCTGCCCGTTCGGATCGCCGCTGCGCTGCTTGATGTTCTCTTTTGCCTGTGCCAGCCCGTCAAGCTCAATATTCAGCGCGTTTACATCTGCGCCCGCGTCGGTGGAAATGGTGTTTTTGATTTCTGCCGCCCTGCGCTCGATTTCCTCCAGCGTGGCTGTTCTGTAATGGTTGAATGCCTCTGCAATCGTCTTGAATTTCATTTCTGTTTTCCTCCTCGTTTAATGTCGATAATGGTATTTACAATATCGGTAATCTGCTTTGCAAATGCAAGGTATTCTGTTCTTGCGGCTTTCGGGTTTTGCGATCCCTCATAGCCGTAAACAATTTTTCCTTGCTCCCGCTCTAAAATATCAAGCTGGGAATAAAGCCGATCCAGCAAAGTACGCAAGCGCTGCTTTTTCGGCGCTGCTTCTGCTTTCTGTTCCGCCTGTTCTACTTCGGCGGGCTTGTTTTCGTCTGCCATAGCGTTATACCTCTTTCATCAAAATTTTGTTTGCCTTGATAATTGCCGCCGCTTTCATCTGCTCCGAAGCTGTCCGCGTACTGATCGCGGAACGCGCTTCAACGCTTGTTTGCGGATAAGCGGGGAAGGGAACAACGCTGATTTCATACACTTTTTCAATCTTGAAGATCGTTCGCGTATTCGTCGCCGCGTCGTAGCTGTCGCCGCCCTCCGGCACTTTGAAAGCGAAGGACATTCCCGAAAGATCGCCGCGCTGTACTGCCGTATATACGCTTCTCGCTTCCTCGGTGTCCGGCAAATCCGCCGCCATGCTCATTCCTGCCGGATCAAGCGTAAGCCGCATTGTTTTTGGTGTCCGTGCAAGCGGTACTTTGTTCAAATCGTGATTGTAAAACAATCGCGCGTCTGATAAGTCCGCTTGATCCAGCGCACCCGCTCGGATAATTTCGATATACGATCCTGCCGGATCGCTTATCGTGGTAGGCTGATTATAAATAATCGGTCTGCCCTCTAATCTAAGGACTTTTGAAGCGTCTGCCGACGCTGCCGCCCTTATTTCGCATACTCTAACTTCTTTCATTCCCGCTATCCTCCATTTCTCCCGTTAAATGTTCGCTTGCGGTTATCGTCAATTCAAGCCATTCCGTATAGAGCGCGTAAAGCTGTATCGGCTTGAAAGTGTTTGTATCCGGATCAAATACCGCCATAATACCCGCGTTTATATAATCTTCGTCCGGTGTTTCTTCAATGCTGCTTATGTCCTGCCGCGTGAAGCTGTCAACGTCCGAAAGATCGCCCGCTTTTGCATATAGCGGAATGTTTGGAAATTCGCCCGTTGCGCGGTCTTGCGTCCCCATAAGCATTACAAGGATATATTTATCTTTCATCTTCTGCGCCCGCCTTTCCCTCTCCGGAAGAAGCTTCAAGCACGTTCGGTGCTTTTGCCCGTGCTAATTGGTATTCCTCCGCTTTGTCCGCGTCTACATAGTTAAGCGATTGTATGCGCCTGTCGCCGTCCGGAACGCTCGGAAGGTTGAGAATTTCCAACGCTTGATTGACGGTAAATAAGCCCATCGGCATTATCTCGCGGATCATATTTACTTTTGTTGCATTGCTGCTGAATTGCAAGCGCCCGCTTTCAAATTCAATCGCATTCCCGAAGGCGCGTTCTCTGTCATTAAACAGCTTCCGCGTAAATTCAAGGCTTAATTGCAGCGCTAACGGCTCTAAGGTGCTTTCATAGAACGCCGCCCATTGGTTTTCGTCATAACCGCTATTAACAATCGCTTCCGATATGCCTAAATAGTTGTAAATCTTGTTTTTCACCGCTTGCATTTGCTTTTCATCTACGGTATAGGGCTTGTTGTCCAGCGGGATATATTCCGAAGCGCTATCAAGCGCCGCCACGCCGCCGTTATTCGCAATGTCTAAATAGTCTTTGACAAAGTTTTCCTGCATTTCTTTCAGCATTGCGGCATTGGTTAGGCTTGTGCGCTTCAAAATTCCCCGAAGGCTTGCACCGCTCTTGATTGCGGATATAATACCCTCGTTCTGTGTGTGTGCAAGTTGCAAGGCGGGGGAAAGCGCGTCGTTTGGATCGCCTAAAAGCAAATTGCCGTTGAAGTTCCGGCGAAGGTGGATAATATCGCTATACGGCAAAATAACTTCTTTCCCGCCAGCGAAGATAAAGCGCGCGTAAAGCGCCCCGCCCGCGTCGCTCATAAATTCCGCGTGGACAGGATCAAGGGGAAAGACGCTGCAAAGCTGCCCGTTTTTATCCCGCTCAATATATGCAAACGCATTGTTGTATAAATAATAATGCGTTACCAGCTTATACAGCATATCAAATGCGCTCATATACGGGTTAGGCTCGATCTGCAAAATACGGTTAATTTTGCAATCGCCTTCCGCCCGCTCGTGGTTTCGGTATTTGATTGTATGCGATCCTTTCAGCTTTGCCGCATTGCGGGCGATCGCGTCAACCGCTCCACGGTAAATATCATTGCTGTATGCGTTCCCGCTCCACGCCGAAAAGGTATTCCCGCCGCCTATAATCTCCGCGCGGCTCGTTCCTGCCGCCGGGGGCTTTACCCTCCCGAAAATGCGTTCAAAAACGCTTATTCTTCCGTTACGTCCCATTCACCTTCACCCCCTCCGGCTTTGCTCATTTCCTCGTTGAATATTTCCCGCATACGCTCTTGTACTTTCCCTTGCGATCGCTCTATTGCAAGCGTAAGCCACGGGCGCGCTGGGTGCTTTGAATTGCCCGTTTGATATACCGCCGCTTTTGCTGCGTTTGGAACGCCCTTGCGGTCTATGCCCTGCGGGGAAATGGAAATACTACGCCCGTTCTCCGTCCTTTGAATTTTGCTGGATTTTACGGACTTTATCAGATCGCCGCTGTCCTTTAGCTTGTACTCCTTCATAGCGGCTTTCATTTCCTCGCGCACGATCTTTGCACCAGCGTTTAACATATGGTTAATTGTCCCGCCTACCTTCGCGCCGCGATCCTTTAACTGATCCTGTATGCTGTCCAGCCCCGTAAAACTGAATTTCGCCATTTTGCGCCCTCCCTTCCTGTTTTTCCTGTCCGTTCCTGCGCTCTATTTGACAATCGCACATTTCAGCCGGATCAAGGTTACTTCCGCAATGCGGGCATACCCGATACATCATTGTTTTTTTTGCTCCTTTCTGCTTTTTGTCCTCTTTCGGCGGGCTTACAATTTTTCTACATTTGAAATATTGATACAAATTCCCGTAGCTGTTACAACCTATTTCCCAATCCGGCAAAAGGTAATACCCTTTCGGCGCTGCGGGCGCTTTCTTCAAAATGCTTTCCCGCTTGATTTCCTTTACCGTTACAACGGGACGTTTCAAATTAAGGCTACTGCTCCAATTACGGGCATATTTCCGGCGCGCTTCCGGCTCTTTGTCCGGATCGCCCTTCGCCGCTTTCATCTGCTTTGACAGATAGGCGGCTAAATCCCTGTAATGGTTCGTATCGTCAAGGATAGAGGACGTAACACGCCCGCGCCCCCATAACCGCGTTAAATCTTCAATCGGTATTCCGTCCATTATCGCGTGAATATGCCAGCGCCCTTGCTTTTCCACTTTGTAAATATATCTCAAATCCGGCAAGCCACGCTTTTTCAGATACCGCCGCATACGCCTTGCAAAGTTTTTCCATTCACGCCACGCCTTTTCTTCGTCTACATCTTCCGCAAAGGTGAATGTATTGAATTGATCGCCGCGCTTACCGCTAAAATTCGCACAAATTACCCGCCACAACTCTAATTCTGTATGTATGCTATTCCTGTCTCTT